GGCGAGGTAAGCCGCATCGAGAGCGCCCTCGCCGATATTGTTCATCGTGTAAACGACGCGCCCGTAGGTTTCGGTTTCCTCGTCATAAGCACCACGGAAGGTATAAACCTTTCCATTGAAAGTGTATTTGACCGGAAGGCCAGTGTGGGAAACGCCCTCAATCATCTGCTTTGCCGCGTAATAAGTGCCGGTCGTTCCCATAACGCCAGTAGAAACAACGCCGTTAATGCTCGTCCACGTGGTACGGATAGCCTCTTTCTCGGACTGGTCCAAAACCGCGTCAAGGTTAATCTTTTCCAGCGCCTCGGCAACGGCCTCCGCGGCATCCATAGCGTCTTGGGCCAAAGCGGCAGCATCATCGGCGGCTTGTTGCGCGTCATCTGCCACTTTCTTTGCGGCGGTGGAAATCGCATCGAGAATCATTGTCCGCGCGTCATAGTAAGCCGCGATATTCGCGTAATCGGACTCCACCGCAATAGATTCCGGGGTGGCCGCGGTGTACTTGTTGAAAGCGGAAACGGCGGCGGTATAAGCAGCCAGATAGGCCGTAGTGGAAACGGAGTAGGACGTGGCTTGCGCTACAATTTGGTCGCGCTCGGTTTGAACGTCTTTGAACTGCTGAATTAAAGCCGTCTTTTCCGTCGGGGAAATATAGCCGTCCGAGCCCCATGTGGCGAGCTTGTCGCGAGCGGCCTCGGCAATAGATTTGGCCGCATTGGCAGTAGATTGAGCCGTAGCCGCAGCGGTAGCCGCGTTGTCTGCGGCGGTTTGAGCAAGGGCGGCGGCACTACCGGCGGCGTTTGCCGTTTGCTGGGCCGCATCAGCGGCGGCCTGCGCGTCAGTAGCAACTTTCTTGGCGGCAACCGCGATTGCGTCAAGGATAGTTGCACGCGCATCGTAGTAGGCCGCGATATTTCCGAAATCAGCCGTTATCTCGATAAGCTCCGGGGTGGAGGCCGTATATTTGTTGAAAGCCGTTACAGCGGCATTATAGGCAGCAACAAACGCGGTCGTGGATACTGCATACCGGCCAGCGTCGGCGATAATCTCCGTGTAGTCCGAATCGACCTCCTCTTTCTGCTGTTTGAGGGCGAGCTTTTCGGTCGGGGAAACATAGCCGTCGTCGGCCCAATTATCGAGCCTTGTTGTGGCTGCATTGGCAATAGTAGCGGCATTGTCCGCACTCGTTTGAGCACGCGAGGCGGCGGTAGCGGCATTGTCCGCGGTTTGCTGGGCAGCATTAGCCGCTGCCTGCGCGGCATTTGCTACCGTATCGTCCGTGTACTTGGTGGCAGTAGTCCAGTCACCGGCATTGAAAGCAACCCCGGCGGCTTTGGCGCTCCGGCAAACGAGCGTTTCATCAGTATAAGCCCCGATAGTGGCGTGAAGCCAAAGGTCGCCCTCGTCGTATGCCTGCGCATCAGTAGGCTGGGAGAGGAACACCCGGCGCTTCCCGTCTGCGGTGTCCTTTGCTTGGCGGGCCAGTGCAAGGGCGGCTGTCGCGGTTGTGTCTTGGAGGATATTCCAGTAGTAAGTGTTGGTTGCCTCGTTAAGCTGGAAACGATAACCTACGCCGGTATTGTCATCATAGTACAAATCGCCAATATGGGATTCGTACTCGGACGGTTGCCACTGGGAGGCTGGATAGTTAGTCAAATCAGGAACGCCCGTGCCAAACCACGTTTCAATCGTGTTATCCAGCACGTCCTTCATTTCCTGAATTGTCTGCTCAATCGCGCTCTCAAAGCCGGTAATATCCGCGAGGATTTCTGCCTTCGCGTCCTCAATCTGGCGCTGAATGGCCTTGTTGATATTGTCGTTTACCCGAAGCTCCGCGTCGTAGTAGTCGGTAAGAAGGCTTGCGAATTGCGCCCGGTCGAAACCCTCAAAGACGGAATCACGGTCATTCAGTCCAACACCGCGAAGGAACTCGCGGAGCGCAAGGTAAGCCGCATCAAGAGCCGAAACACCGATTTCGCTGTAAGTGTAAATCAAATTCCCGAACGTGTAAATACGCCCGTTCATGGAGTACTTGACCTGCCCGCCTATGGAGCGGTATTGCTCAAAGAGGTTCTTTGTGGTTATGTAAGAGCCCTTTGTGCCAGTGCGTCCCAAATCCTCCGTGCCGTTAATGGTAATCCACTCGGTACGGATAATGTTTTTCTCGGACTGGTCCAGCACCGTATCGTCATTCAGCAACGCAAGGGCCACTTCCAGCGCATCGGCTTTCGCCTGCGCGGTATCGGCTGCAAGCTGGGCTGCTGCTGCCGCAGAAACGGCGCTATTTGCCGTGTTTTGGGCCGTGGTGATTAAACCCTTTGACGCGGCGGCGATATTTCCTAAAATCGTGGCTCTCGCGGTATAGTAAGCCGCGATATTGTCATAGTCCGATTCTTTGGCCGTGCTTTGCGTAGGATTTGCCGTGTATTTTTGGAACGCGGCATTTGCAAGGGTATAAGCCGCCGTGAAAGCGGAGAAGTCCACGCCGTAGCGAGTCGCATCGGCAATAATCTGGGAGTACTCGTTGCGAACGTCCGTCCACTGGTTAGAGAGCGGCTCTTTCTCAACCGGCGAAATATACCCGTCGGAGGCCCACTCGGCCAATGCGGCGTTGGCCCGGTCCGCGTCTGCCTGCGCATCGGCGGCGGCCTGGGCCGCGTCTGCGATAGACTGCGACAAATCGGCCCACTCGTCAAGCTCCTGCAGGCCGGAGCCGCCGGTGATTACAACCCGGCCCGTAAATTCTCCGTTCTTGGTATAAACGCCCACCTCGCCGTCACGCACGCCAACGGTGGTAATCAGCTTGCCGGTCAGGTCGTAGGAGTTGATTCCCTTGTAGTAATCATCGCGAGGGGAATTGCCGTCAATCGTGGTAGTGACCTTTGCGCTTTGGCGGCTGGTATTGGTCCGGTGGCCGAGCTGAATCATGTTGTCGCCAGCCTCCGGCGCATCGGAACCCGTGTCGCAGTCGGTCTTTGACAGCACAATGTAGTCATCGCCAACGGCGGTAACGAGCCTCCAGTAGTATTTGGCAACGGTCGTGCCGAGCTGGAATCGCTGGCAGCGCACTTGGTCGCCTACAACAAAGAGATTCGGCTCCTGAATCCGTCCGTTTTCGTCCTCTTTGGTGTCGATATAGCACTTATAGCCGTTGGAAAGCTCTTCAACCTCGGTACACACGGCGGAGGCAGCGGAGTAAATCACCATGCCGCCTTGATATTTGAGCTGCTGAATGATAAGCTCAAATACCTTCAGCGTCTTGCGGACGGTGATACTATCAAGCTCCAGCTCTGCGTTTCCCTGCGCGTTTTTCCAAAGGCGGAATCCAGCGCCGAGCGGCCCCTCGGTAAAATCCGGGGAGGAAATCTTGCGGGTGGATACTTCGGGAGTAGTAACCTTGTTAAATGCCACGTCATCCGTCGTGCGGACCGGCTGATTGAGGTAGTCGCCAAACTGCGCACCGTCCCACTTGTCGGAATCCAGAGCGTAGTCAGCGGTCGTGGCCCGCGTAGCAAGGTCGGCGTTCTTGGCGTGTTCCGCCTCGTCCGCCCTTTCAGCGTGCTCGGCCTCGTCTGCCGCGAGGGCGTGGTCGGCCTCGAGGGCGTGTTCCGCCTCGGTTGCCGCCGGTGCGCTGCCCGCACGGTCGGCATATCCTGCCTGCGCTTTTGAGCCGTTAATCGTAATATAAAGCCCGTCCGTCCCGAGCTTGTCAAGGTCGGCCTTGTTGTCGTGGGTGTGGCCGGAGCCAGAACCACCGCCGGAAGAGGATTCGGACGAGGTGGCCGTGGTTTGGACCTCCTCAACCGGACGGGAGGAAATCGGGGTAACGGAAGCCTTGTCGGAATAGGACTTTTTCTTTTTGTCCCTCAAAGTGACCTTGTAAGTCGGGATAGCGGCCTCGCCCTCGTTGATAGTTACCGAGTCAATGAGAATCCTCGTCGTGCCGCCCGGCACAATATCATCTTCAAGGGTTATGTTCTGGGCCGGGAGAAGGACGCGCCCGCTCTCAACCATGAATTTTGCGTCAATATCCGGGGTGTACTGCCATTGCTCTTTGGCTACGTCGGCCAGCACCTCCTGCGCGGACGCAAGAAGGCGCTTCTCGGCAATGTTGATATACATTCCCGGCATGGCAATATCCAGCAAAACAAAGTGGTCGCCAACCTCAATTTGGTAGTCCGTGTTCGGGAACCATTGGGCCAAAGACTCGTCCTCGGAGCGGATTACTTCAAGAAGCCATGTATCAGTTGCCTGCCGGTACTCAACGCTTTTAATCTTGAACTCCCGGCCAGCGCACTTGCCGGACCGGAAGGCCAGCGTCATTCCTTCTCCCAAAGCCGCCTGCTCGGCAATATCGAAGCCGATTTGCGGGATTTGGATAGTGAAAGTAGAGGCGCGGTAGTTGACAATTTGGAAATCCAAATAGCCGTCGCCGGAGTAGCTAAAGGATTCAGTTTGCGCTCCGTTCACGTTGGAAACGGAAAGCGTCACGCGGACCTCAAAGGAATCTCCCTCCTCGACCTCAACTTTCCCGGCGTCAAGGTCAGCTCCGACTACATGATACGCGCCTTCGTCGGCGTTGTATTCACACGTCTGCTTTACGCTTTTGATAACGTAAGACATTCCACCAGCCTGAACCTTCGCCAGCTCAAAGTACACGTCAACGCCGGTTATGTTCCCGGACAGCCAGCCGTTAATCTTGACGGACTGATTGATTTTCAAGGCCCCGGCAACGGTAGCGGTTATGCGCTTTGTGAAAAGACGGAAAGCGGCAACGCTCGCTGCTGAAACGGTTTCTTGGAACGAGTTGGCGAAGTCCTCGGTTTCGCGCTGGAGGAAAGCCTTGCCGTCAGCGCCGGAAAGGCCGTCATCGGCAACCGGGGTAACGGCATAGACTTCATCAACCCTCTGCGCATCGGGCCAGCTTGACGCGGGAACGTAGCTGGGGCTTGCGTCGCGCACCTCGGCAATCGTCACCCGCTCAATCGTGGGGTAGATTTCTTTCAGGTCGCCGGAGCCGTCAAAGTAGATGCTCTTTGCACGGAGTCCACGGGCCGCAATCGAGGCCGCGTCCTCAATATAAGCCTTCGCGGGGTCGGGGAGTCCGTCAGTAATACCCCAACCGGCATAGTGACTGACCGCACCGGGGTAGGTGTAAATCTTACCTTCGTAGGTGTAGATTTTGCCGTTATAAACGTACTTGACCGCGCTACCGTCCACCGGCCCAATCGGAATCATCAGGTTTTGAATATCGACGGACTCCGCGCCGTGGATTTCCTGCTTGTTGTACCAGTTGGGAAGCATGTTCCGGGCCGAGCCGTAAACGTAAAGCCGGTTGGCGATTTCCTCCGGGCTTGCGGCGGTTTTCGTCAGCGCCGTAAGGCCGTGGCCTTTGCCGTATTTGTACGTGTCGCCGTAGCCGTTAAGGCCAGCACCGCCAATCGTCAAGACGTGCTTTCCGTTCTCAAACGAATAGACGTAGCCAACCTCCGGCCAAATCTCATAGACTTTATCCATTACCCCTTGAAGGGTAACACCGGAAACGACAAACTCGCGTTCCTCTTGCATGAGGGCCAAAAGTTCAGTAGAGGCCCCCATTTCCTCTGTTGCAAGGCGAACAACCCATGCCCCAGGGTGGAAATTGTCAAGGCACGCCTGCACCCGCTCGGCAATACCGGCCACGTCGTCAAAGACGGAAATTGCGCTCTGCGTGGAGAAATGCACCCGGTTATCGTCATAGACCAAATCGCGGAACGGGCAAATTTCAAGCTCATAGGTCGCGTCGTGCAGTTGTACGTTCTGATAAACATACGCGGCCCCGTGAGTCTTGAATCCCGCTTGCTTTTTGACTTGCGGTATGTTGTAAAGGTAGTATCGGAGTCCCGTGCGAGGATAATCCACGTAGGAGCCGATACGCCAGCTTATCGGGCTTGGCGAGGCGATTTCCCGGAACGTCAAAACACCGGGCTTCATGTAAGTTCCGGCGAAAGTCGGAGCGCCGTTTGCGATAGGTGCGTTATTCTGGATAATATCAAACCTTGCCATAGCTTAACCCTCCACAATAAATTTGTTTGCCGCGTTGTAAATCATGCTCGTTTCCGGGTCGTTCACTTTCAGCGTCACCTGGAAAAGAATCCGCGTGCAGTTGTTCCAAACGGAGAAAGCCCCGTTTTCCGGGGTGGGGAACTCTTGGAGCCGCACCTGCCGGAATCCGTAACCCGTGTAAGCGTCATAGGTTTTTAAGAATCCCTGCGAGAGAAGATTTTGGAAGGCCCTCACTCCGTTTTTGAGGTCGGCAATCGCCTTTTCTTCCGTTGTGTTCCTTGCGAACATGGCACACTCCAGCTTGAACGAGAAGGCCTCGTATTTCAAGCCTTCCGGGGCGATATATTCCTCATCCCCATGCTGGTCTTTCCATTGGTTTTTGAACGGCTCTTTGACTTTGAGCGTCGAAGGATAGTCCTGCGAGCGAACTATCACGGAGTAGTCTTTGAGAATGTCAATGGCGAAGCCGGTTTCAAGCTGGATATAGAACGGCTTATAATCGGATATGGAAGGAACGTACAACATAGCGTCACAATTTTAAGCAATTTGGCCCTATAAGGGCCAAAAAGTATTGAAATGTATTGATTTGAAAGTAATATAACGCGCTTATTGATAGCGAGTTAAAAGGGCCAATGGATTTACGCCATTTCAACCCTCACAACGTCGCCGCTTGTGCCAGCCGGGCCGATAACGGAGCGCAGTTCTGCAAGGATAGCATTGGTATCCTGCGCGGCGTTGTAGGTGTTGGCGGCAATCTGCTGGACGTAATCAGCAAGCGAAGGCGTAAGCACACCGGCCAGCGCCTCGATATTCTCCCAGCCCTTTTCCTGGAGAGCCCGCATCACCGATACGTCTGCCCGGATTGCGTTAAGGTAGGAGGCCAAAAGCGAGGCGGTTTCCTCGGTGATTCCCTTAATGCCGTTTCCGAGGGAATTAGCATCGGAGGAGCTTGAACTCTCATCTTCCTCCCGCTTGAAATACGGGTCGAATACGGATAGAATTTTCTCCATTAACGGAGCCGATTCTTTCACGTCCTCCATAGCGGCGGCGATTAGCTTCATGGCTGTATCGTAATCGCCCTTTCCGAAAGCGTCTATCACGTCGCCCTTGATAGGTTCAAGGAACTTATCAATTATCGTGGACTGAATTAGCATTTTGGCGTAGGACCGGGCAACATTATCGAGAATGTCCACATAATCAAGCGCAGCATTCCCGGCTTCCACCCATTGATTAACGAGCGCATCAGCGGCACCACCGGCAATATCACCAAAAACATCGTCCATAATGTCCTCGAGGCCATTCATAATATCCGCGTAATCCTCCGCGTCGTGGATAGCCCTATCCAGCCATTCGCGCTCCGCGTCGGATAGGTCGGCATAGGTATCATTGATAGCTTTAAGGCTTCCTGCGTTCAGGTTTCCGTATTTGTCGTAAAGCTGGAGGCCGAGTCCGTCCGCAAGTTGTTTGAGCGAAGCCATATCATCGGGCAAAAGCTCGCCGTTACGCCAGTTTTCATTGTTCATCCAGCCGAAGAACTTATGCCAAAAGCCGTAATGCTTCGTTGTAAATTGCATATTTTCCGCGCCTTCGGAATACCTATCCATAGACTCGCGGATTTTGTTAAGCTTCTCGACGCGCTCGGTTATTTCCGCCATAGTGTCGGAGCCAAAGAACGAGTTGGCGAACGTAAACTGCCCACGGCCTACGGAACGAGCATCAAGCGCCGCGGCGATAAATGCTTTCTCCGCTTCCTTTTCAGCCTCGTAAAGTTCAAGGACTTTCATATTGGCCGCAATCGTAAAGGCAATCATGCCACCAGCAAAACCAGCGTCTGCGCCGGAAGAAAACACTTTGGAGAGCCAGCCACCGGCCTTTTCGCTTTTCGCGTATGCGTCGCTCATTTTCGTAAACGCGGAAGTGGCCTCGTTTGCCATGTCTGCAATGCCGGAAATGCCGTCGGCAATGTCGCGTAGGGTGCGGTTATCGGAGGCGACACCGAGCCGCTCCAGCGCGTCGGCAAACTTTTGAGCTTTATCCGCGGCCTTCGTTACCTCCTGCGCAATTTTCTTGAAACGCTCCGGGTTTACCGTGTTCGCGAGCTTGGCGTTAGCCAGCTCGGCGAGCTTTTCGTTAAGTTCCTTCAAGAGTTCCGGGTAGTCTTTAAGCATGAGCTTAATATCCTCCGGGACTTCCATGCCCTCCAACGCGGCCTTAATCGCGTCAATCTGCGAAAGCGTCTTGTCGTTCCAGTTGGTAAGGTCAAAGCCCTCCAGCTGTTCCTTCAAAATATCATCGGCATACTCATTGAGCTTTGAACGAAGGTCGGACATAGCATTAGCCCTATTCTGCGCCCAAAGATTCATCAGCTTGCCAATTTCGCGGCCCTGGCCGGTAATATCATCGGAGTATGCGCCCGTGCCGAGTACG